TATCTAATTCCCCACTGAAGATGTCTACGGTGTCCTCAAAGGCTTCTCGTACCTCTGTAGGGGCTTCTTGTACTGAGGCTACAAGTTCTTCTAACTGCTCATCCGTGAGGTCTTCTATGACCAGGGCTTCAAAGACTTCGGTGGCTTCGTCTGCTGTGATGGTGGCAAGAACTTCAGGGTTCAGGGCTATCTCTGCTGCTTGTTCTTCTGTGATGTTAGGTGGTATTGTTGATGTACTCGTAGGAATGGGGACAGGTAATGTGGGTTCTGGAATGGGGAGCGTTGTTGTTGGCGGCATTGACGTGCTGGACGACGTGGTTGTGGTTGAAGGAGCAGAAGTAGATGTGGTGGTTTGAAGTTCAGTTGTGGAAGGCGCAACGGAAGTGGAAGAAACTACAGGCACGAGGGTTGTCGTTGTGGTTGTGGTTGACACTTCTGTGGTGGTTGTCGTTTGTTCTGTTGTTGTGGTCGGAGGGACAGTAGATGTCGTTGTTGTACGAGGCGGGTCCGTGGTTGTTGCTTGTGGGAGCGTTGTTGTGGGTAACGATACGAGGGTGGTAGCGACAGCACCCTGCCCATAGCCCAGTTCGTACTGAACATTCCATGTAGTGCCGTCACGCCAAACATCAGGTTGCCAACAGCAAGTGCCAGCCCGTAGACGATACCTTCCAGGCTGTAGTTCTACAGACAAATAGGATTGCAAACCGTTGTAGTCATCGTTGCTGACAATCAGTTCACCCGTATCTGTATACAGCCATAGTTGCGGGTCAGATAAGTAGCCCTCAGACTGGTAGGTTTGCGCTACGAACTGTGTTGGTTCTGTGTATTCAAACCAAATATCTGTTGGTCTGGTGATGATTGGGTTTTCTGCGCTGACACTAGATGACAGCATCAAAACGCAGAAGATTACCCCTATTAAAAGTGTGGCGGCTCTAGTGAGCCTGGTCGTCACGCTTCACACCGAAGGCTGCGTCCACTTCATGTGCTTCTAACTTGCCATCAAGAGATGACTTTGCAAGGTTAACAAGTACGTCTGCGATTGCGTGGAATCCACCGAGGGCTGCTGAGTACCACAACGGGATAGACACGCCTGTGCCTACGGAGTTAATGATGCTAGAGCCTGTGATGATTGTAAGGCTGGACATGATGAACAACGCTACGATGCGGCTTGCTACGTCCTTAGCAATCTTTAATGACAACATGGGGGTCTCCTACTGGTTAGCCCCTCCAGGTATGGGTATACCTTAGCAGGTTTAGTCATGCTTAATGATGTAGTTGATTAGGGCTGATGGCTGAACATTGCCATGTGTAGTACCAGTATCAACGTTCGTGACCGTGATGGCTGTACCTACGGTGGCTGTGATGCCAGTTGTTGCGGTATTGACATAGCCAGTTTCTACTGTGCCACCATCTAAGACAAGCGCACCATTAATACCACCGCTTGTGGTTGATATATCAAGAGTGTGTTCGTGTCCAGGGTCAGTAATCGTGACAGTCCCAGAAGTAAGAACTGCGGTGTTTGCGTGGCTGTGAGTGGCAACGCTAGTTGTTGAACCAAACTTAGAAAGCAAAGCCCCATCAAAAGGTGCCGAACCCTTGCCTACAAGAGTATGACCTCTTAGGTCGGGGGTTGTAGAACCAACGAGGGCAGCCAATGCTGTGTAGCCAGTAGTGGTTGTACCGTCACAAAGCAACCAACCTGTTGGGGCTGTTGCACCTGCGTATGCACTAATAGTACCGACAGGGACAAGCCTGTTAACTACAGCAGTAGCCAAGTCTTCTAAAGCAACTGTGCCGTTGACAAGGTTCGCTGAAGCAACTGTTACATCGGTTGGCAATGCACCAGCACCCAACTTGCTTGGAGCAATAGCAGCCGAGGCGTTAATGTCAGCATTGACGATTGCACCGTCAAGGATTTTACCTGACGTAATAGCCGAGTCAGCAATGCCATCAGCAGTGATTTGCGCCCACTTCACACCACCGTCAGCAACACTGGAATCAGCAACCAATACCTTATTGTTGTTGCCTGAACCGCCAGTAGCAATTGTTTTAAAACCAGAAGTTCCATGAACCACAATGTCACCATTGGTGGTGTACTTAGACACTAACTCGTTAGCCTGGTTTGCCTCAGTAGCAGTGAACACAGGGTAGATAGTTGCACCAACATCGTGCGCCCTGTCCGTGGTGTCATCAGCGCCACGACCATTAACCGATGCTGACCAGGCTGAAGTAACAGCAGGGTCAACCACCGTCAACGTAGTGGTGGAAGCATAGATAACACAAATCTTTTCTTCCTTTGCGGTTCCAGCGTCAACCACAACAAAGAACGGTGTCCCACTTGTTGACCAGCCAGACATCGCTGTTGCAAGGGTGATGCTTGTAGCGTTAGCAGCAAGACCACTACCACCTAAAGCGTTTGATACTGGCGCACCTTTATAAGACCTGCGTGAATAAGCCATTGTTATCTCCTAGTTTTCCACTGAACGCAAGGTTACAACAAGCGTCCCGTTAAATTGCCATGTGTTCCCCTGCGAATCTGACGCATCCCACTGTAAGTCTTCCAAAATAACTGAGTGGGTAACAGAACCAATTTGTAAAGTGATAATGCGAGGAGAAGCAATCAGACCGTCAAAGAAGATTTGTTCTTCTTCAACGTCGTAGTAATACTCTTTGCCACGGACAGTGACCGACTGGTGAAGCAACACGGGAACAACGAATACTTGTGAACGGAATGGGGCGGCATAGGCTCTAGCCATCCAACGGGTAAAGGTCGGACCTGTTGAGGTAGCAGTGGAAGACCTGGCAAGGGTGAACTTAAACGCTGCTTCAATGGCTCGTGTGTCTGAACCATCAAACGAGTTTTCAATGTCGTTGCCTGTGTCCCATACACCAACTTCTTGGTAGTCGCCGTCGTCTAGTTTCAGGTAGGAAGTGATGGAGCCGATTAGCGGAGTAGAACGTGTGTCAATTTTGGCTACGAACTTACGGTCAGGAATACCCCAACGCCAAGTGCCTGTCTCAATCTCTCCTGTAGCAACAAGGTTCGCAGAGTCCTCTACGATTACACCTACACCTGAGATGGTGAAGGCACGTTTCCCACCAATAGACGCTACTGATTTAACTGCTCCTGTATTGGTATACATGAGGTCTGTTGCGTATGCGGGGGTGTTGGTTGCGGTAAAGACTGACAGGTCAAGCCTGCCAAGACCGCTAGATACACCGTCGTAGTTGGTGTATGCGAACCAGATGAAGCGGTCATCAGATGTAAAGTCGTTAACTGCGCCTGTGGTTGGGATGATTGCGCCTGCGAGAAGGTTTGATTGTGCGTCTGAGGAACAGAAACGAACGCCCTTGTTTGAACCGATAGCAATAAATCCAAGGTAGCCGTGGATGGCTGTGACTATTTCACCGACTGGTAGTTCAAGGGCTACGACAGGAACATCAAGAGTACCGTCTGCTTTGATGGTAATTTTGTAGACGAGGCTTTTGTCCCCTGAATGTCCTGCTGCATACACAGCGTTTTGTCCTGCTGCTGCGCCAGCCCATCGGAATGTCGTGTCAGGGTTGTCAAAGAAAACAGTGTGTGAACCTGAACCAAGACCGATTTGGTATAGGTCTTGGTCTACTGCTGCAAAGCCACGACCTTTGGCGTAACCAAAAGCAGAATAGGTTTGGTCATCTGTGCCTGATGTGGGGTAAAAGAATGTGGCAGTAGTTGAACCTGGTGTGGTGTACCAAATGTCGTTGCCTGTCCAAGCAATAAAAACATTCTGCCCGTTGGTTTCTAAACCAGTGATTGCCGTTGACGGCACTGGGCTGCTACCACCAGCAATGGTCGCAACAGCAGTCCATGTAGGGGTAGCGGCATACGGGTTGCTGGAGAACTTGACGACACCACCGTCTGCGACATACAGATATTCTGTTCCGCCTGATTCCACCACACAACTAAAAAGATTTGTGCTGGTCGTACTAAGAGACAACTTAGTTGTGTTAAGCAACGACAACTGTCCTTTAGTCCAAGGGTCAATACCTTTAGATTTATAAAACCGATAGTTCTGCGAATCAGCAGTGTCAGCATAAACCTGTCCTGCACCACTGTGCCAAGAGTCCTGACCACGCCTCCACAAACCACCAGGGTTAATAGCACCCTCACCAGGAGTGGTTGAATCGTCCGTTGAATCACGAACACGCTGCTCATAGCCACGTTTAAATTGTCCAGATTTCTGGTCAATCATAAAAGGACGACCATCAATAGCAACAGGGAAAGTATGCGGCACTAAAGACGATGAGGCTGTGCCAGAGAAATAAGGTGGCGTACCAAAATACGGCAGTGTGAAGGTAGGAACCGCCATCGCTTAATCCCTATTAAGGAATGTTGGGTATTGCCTCATAAGTTTTGATGCTTCAGACGTGATGCGGTCACGACGCATACGCAACAAGTTAGTGATTGAGTTACCAACAGAACCAGGTGGCACCTCATCAGAACGACGAGTATCACCTTGAGATTCTGTGAAGTTACGTTTGATTTCACGAGGACCAACCAAACGAATCTGTGAACCAAGAATCAAAATGTCTTCACAGGAAGTTGGTAATCCAGCGACGTTCTGAATGTTCTGTGTTTCAGTTGTGATATTGGTAAACGGTGACTTATATACAATAATCATTCGTCCTGCACGAACCTGCTCGTCAAAACGAATGGCGTATCCAGTGTTGAAGTCATCGTTAGGAAGGTCACGAATGAGTCGGCAACGACGCACCTTGATGTAGTCCGTTGATATGTAGCGTAACGAAACTGAAATCAAGTCAATGATTTTGTCTGTCGTTGGCAAGTTAACCATCAGGTCGGTGCCGTTGTAGTTCAACTCCAAGATTTTGATTTGAAACAAACCATTCATCGGAGATGCCAAGTCATCCAGTTCGGCGTTCATTGCTTCTAGAATTTGCGCCCGTGGAAACTTAGGGTCAACAGTTGCAATGGAAGATGCGGCATGGGCTGCGGCAGTTGTGCCGTTCCATCCTCGCTCAACAGTCACAGACTTTGAACCAGCAGAAATTTCCCAGACATACATCAGTTCGCTGTCTATTTGGATAACACCACCAGGGCGCATACCGCTAAGGTCGTATTGAAATGTGACGGTAGTGGTAGATGCGTTGATGGCAACAGTTGTTTTGTTACGTTCTTCTACAACACCAGACATTAACTGGCGTAGAGTGCGGTCTACTACGGTGCCGACTGAGGACATTTACTTCTTCTTAGCCTTAGCCTTACGCACTGGAGCCTTCTTGGACTTGTCCATCTTCATGCCTGTTTTCTTGGCTTCAGCCTTAGCCATAGCCATTCCCTTAGCGTTGTATGGGAATTCTTTTTTTCCGACCATTGGCATGGTTTGCTCCTAATTGTTGAGGTGCCTACATCATAGCCGATACCATGAGAGGTTGGCTTGGAGCCTTTCATCATCTGGTTTGATGGCTAATGCTTCGCTTCCGTGGAACCAGGCTTCGTCGTGGTCGCCAAGATGGTAGCAGGCAAGCGCCATGTAATCATGGATTTCCCAACCCCATGCTTCTGGTTCACAGAAGTAATCTGTTGGCTTGGTTGTCGTTCGGAACGCCATTTCGCAGGCGGCTCGGCAGGCAGTCCAGTCTTCACGGGTGCGGTAAAGGTTTGCTAGGTCTACCCAGTTTTCACGGCGGGTCGGGTCTTCTGCTACTGCTTTGTAGAGGTGGTGTTCGGCTGAGTCGGGGCGCATCTTTGCCATGTAACGATGTGAGGCTGCTCGTTCTGGGTTCCATTGCGAGATGCTGAGGTGCCGTGTGAAGTGGTGTTGGGCTAGTGCGTAGCGTCCGTGGTAATAGTATTCACGGGCTAGGTAGAACTGGCTGCGTTCATCGTTGGGGTTTTCTTCGGCTGCCAGTTTCAGCATCTCTAGGTATTGACCACGTGATTTGGTGTTGTCGGGGTGGTGGTGTATTTCTAAATTGTAAACATAGGTAGAGTTTTCTGTTGCTACTGGCGTGAGGACTTCATGGATTGGGTACTTCCATATGTGACTATGCCTGCCGTGGATGCGACCAATGGTAAACGATTGCCCTTCTGAACCGTCATCATGGAATGTGGTTACGACCTTGTGTTTAACCATGTTGATATCTGGGGATAAGTTTTCTAGGACTTGTCGCCAGCCTGGGGTTAGCACCTCGTCCATATCTAGTGAGATGCACAGGTCTATGTCGTCAGGAAGGCAGGTGAGTGCCACGTTGCGGGCGTGGTCAAATCTCCACGGGTCAAAAGTTTCTGTTTCTACAGTGACATCACAGTCCCATGCTATTTGACAGGTGTTGTCTGTTGAGCCTGTGTCAAGGATTAACCGATAGTCGGCTTCCTTACAAGACTCAGCCCATCGTGCGACATGCTTCGCTTCGTTCTTAGCGATTGTGTATACCGCTATTTTCATAGCCCCTCCTAAAGATTTAAAACAGTTTGCTTGTTCCTGAAGAACCTTACTTGATTGTCAAAGAAAGGTTTGTCTGCATCACGGATTGGCTCAACGTAGTAGTCGTTGAACCTTTGAATACCAGCGTCAAGTTCTGCCTGCTCCAATGCTTGCAAACCGTAGGTATCTTCAATGCCGTGGATTTTGAACAGGGCTGACAGTGATGATGAAGCCATGCGCTTGAACACCATTGTCTTGATTGCGTCATCCAGGGCGGGGATGTTTGATGGTCGTACACGGGCTGTCTCGCTACCTGCTAGGTAGTTGCTGATTTGCATAGGGGGCAGGGAGGCTAGGGCTGTGCGTTCTTCTGTGGTAAACCCAAGGAAGTCAAGGAATGTTTTGGCTGCAACTGCTGCTTCGTCTGTGCTGTTGAATGGTTGTTCAGCGAGGACTGACCATTCGTAGATGAGGCGCATGGTTTCCTGAAGTGTGCGTCCAGTGACAGGAGCAATGCTGTTGTTCACTTTTTCATTAGCAAGTTGTGTCTTCCCTGTTGCTTCTACATAAACGAGATATCCAGCGTTGTTTAGGTTAAGCAACGATTCGTAAATAACAATTTGTGTTACTTCGTCAATAACGATTTGGTGATTATCGTCGGTGAACTGCCAAGGACCATACATTCCTCTGTGGCATCGCCAGTCCCCACCGTCAATAGGGATTGACTTTGCGAAACTAAATGTTCCAAGGCTTGCGTCTAGTGGTCGGTCATAAATATCAATGATGCGTTCAAGTGGGCAAAGGTTGAGTACCTGGACTGTCCCATCGCAGAACACGGTGAGGTTATGCAGGGGAAGTTTCTGGAATGGATGCACCCATGCAGCGAGTAGTGTCCCGTCTTGCAGGACAAATAAGTCAATGAAATCAACCGATTCGTTACCTGTTGGTGTTTGAATCCATACGTCAACTTCTGTTGCGTTCTTAGGCAGCCTGTCAAGGATGAAGAATCCTCGGTGTGTTGCAATAATGTTTGTTGTGAATGGTTGTGTTTGAATCATGCTAATGCCGTACTTGCGTAGTATTGGAAGTAGACACGACCTGGCGAACCTGATGCGCTTCCTTCTCCTTGACCACCAACACCATAGTTGCCTCCACCGCTTGCGCCGTTACCGTTGCGTCCATCGCCACCACCACCGCCACCGAATGTGCCGCCACCGTAGGTACAGGAAGATGCGCCGCCGCCATTGCCACCAATTTCATTTGTTACATCGCCGTTGCCACCGCCACCTGCGTTGCCTCCACCGCCACCGCCTGCCCATGCAATCAATGCGCCGTTTTTATCATTGGCTCCATACCCAACGCCACCAAGGTTTCCTGAACCACTAGAACCAGCACGACCAGTATAAATATCTGTGCTTGCTCCACCGCCACCTGCTGCCGAGACACCTAGGTTAGAAATAGAAGACGACCCTCCTGACGCAGCGCCGCCACCGCCTGCTCCTAGAACAACAGAAATAGCAGTGCTTGAACCACTAGCAAAAGTCAATGATGCAGACGAATAGCCTGCTCCACCACCGCCACCGCCACCTTGGTTATATCCACCGCCACCACCGCCGACTAACTGAACGGAAGTAATTGATGGGACAACTATTGAACCGCCAGTAGGGGTGACAGTCGGGATAGTGATGTTCCAAGTCCCTGATGTTGTTTTACTAAGTGTTTGCAGGGACCAGGTAGTGAATGACGAAGAAGAAGTTGTGGTTGTGCCGATTGCGTTGGTTGCTACACAACGGAAATAATATGTGGTGCCAACAGACAAGCCAGTGATGTTGGCATACGAAGAAACACTTTGCCCAGTAATCGGTGTAGTCGCAGCGTTAACTTCGGTGAATGAAGAAAAGTTATTGGTTGTGTTGTATTGGAACTTTACTGTTGTTGAGTAGAAGTTTGCGCTAACAGTTGCGTTGAGTGTGGCTATGGATTGGTTGAAGTTGGTTGCAGCCGACAAGGAAACCGTTGGTGCCAGTGCAACAGACGAAGCAATAAACCCGTGTCTGATGGGCATTACGAACTCAAATCGCCAATAAGCACATAATCGTTAGAGCCGACACAGAACAGTGTGGCTGCTGAATACCTGGCACGAAACTTTAAACCAGGTGTGGCATTGACTGTAACCCCTGATGCAACAACAGTCACTTGACCTGCTCCTATTTGTAGAAGGTCAATAGCCTGACCAGCAGACAATGCTGTTGTCCCGTTGACAGTGACAGTGATTGCTGATGCGTTGCTGAGGGTCGCCATCTTGCCAGCGTCACTAGACACAAGAGTGTATGTAGTGCCTGTTTGTGCGTTTATGGTTTGGGCAGTTGTAAACGTTCCTGTTGGACCAGTCGCACCAGTAGGACCTGTAGGACCTGTAGGACCTGCGACAGTTGAATCTGCACCAGTAGGACCCGTCGGACCTACCGCACCTGTCGGTCCAGTTGGTCCAGGAACAGTTGAGTCTGCGCCCGTTGGTCCTGTTGGTCCTGTAGGTCCAATCGGTCCAGTATCTCCTGTAAGACCTGTTGCCCCTGTAGGACCAGTTGCGCCAGTGGCTCCGACAGCACCAGTTGCGCCTGTATCCCCTGTTGGTCCTGTACTACCCGTAGCACCTGTGCTACCTGTGGCTCCTGTTGCACCCGTTGCCCCTACCGCACCAGTGTCACCAGTAGGACCAGTAGGACCTGTGCTTCCAGTAGGACCAGTAGCCCCCGTACTTCCCGTAGTTCCCGTTGCGCCTGTCGGACCTGTTGCCCCTGTCGGTCCTGTAGGTCCCACAGCGCCTGTTGGACCCGTACTTCCAGTTGGTCCTGTTGGTCCTGTTGGTCCGACAACGGTTGAGTCTGCGCCTGTAGCACCTGTTGGTCCCAAAGGTCCCGTAGGTCCTGTAGAGCCTGTGGACCCAGTAGCCCCTGTTGCTCCAGTTGCTCCTGTTGCGCCAGTAGGTCCTGTACCGCCTGTGGGTCCAGTAGAACCTGTCGGTCCTGTATTTCCTGTAGCGCCTGTTGCGCCCGTATTCCCTTGTGGTCCTGTCCCACCTGTAGCCCCTTGTGGTCCTGCGTTGGAAGAACCAACGACTGTAACAACATTGGATGTTATCAGCCCAATTGTCTCAACTGCTCTAGTAATAGTGACATTTAATGTAGCCATTGCTACCTCGTCACGTCAGCAAGAACCGTGACATTCCCTGCCAAGATTGTTGAAATAACACCAGACGCATTTTCTTCAAGGTCCCAGAAATACAAACCAGCAGACAAAGCAGCAGAAGACGTAGCAGACAAAGTGCAAGTCACCTGACCAGATGTTCCGAAGGAAACAGTACAAGTGAAAGAAGCCTTGATGGTGGTGGAGTCCTGAGTGCTGCGAATCTGTGCCCGATATGTACGCCCTGTAATGTCAACGGGTGTAGACCCATCGGACGTGATAGTCACGACTAGGGTTTCTGTGTCACCACGGGTGATAATTAGGTCTTGGTCAGCAGGTTGAGCCATACGGTAAGAATCATAGCACTATTGCGGTGCTGGAGTTCCCTCAATTTGATGGCGAGAAGTCGCTAACTGTTCAACGGCGTGACACCCATCAATCGTTTTAGGTTGGAGTCCTTCAGCCCGTAGACGTTTATAGGCGGGCATATCCTTGGACCAGTTCTTTTCACGCTGGTTGATAGCCGCTACCGATTCGCCCTTGGTGGTGGTGGAGTTAGAACCAATCTGAACCCCTGCAACCTTGCATCCGAAACAACCCTCAACATCCAAACCAGGATGTTTCTCTCTATGCTTCAATGTAATCCCCGTATCCAGCAGCCCGCAGGTCTGCTTCCTCTTGTGCCGTTAATTGGTGAATATGCCCACCGTGGTAGGTGAAAGCAATATCTTCAAAGTCCCCTGGTTGCCATTCAGTGAACGACCCGTCTTTCATTTTGAACACGTTGCGTCCACGCCGACCTGGTTTCAGATATGCAAGGATTCCACGTTCACCTGGCAAAGCCCAGTTCACAAAGTTGTCTGTTGGTGGGCGAAAAGTTGCCATGTCTACACAATAGCAAAAGCCCCCCACCGAAGTGAAGGGCTCTTGCTTGCTGTGCTGTGTCTCTGGGACACGAACACTATACAGGGGTTATTAGGCGTTTACACCGATGCTTGAAGATGATTCAATGCGGCGCAATGCTTCCTGACGGAACACACCGTAACCAACGAAGTGCTTCCAACCGACTGGGCGGAAACGCTGGAGGAGGTCGGTGACTGCACCGTAAACGATTGTTGGCTGTGAACCATACTCGCCACCCATTGAGACAGCCTTGGCAAGTGCCTGCTGACCCATGATGAGGGTACCGTACACGTCAACTGTGGTGTTTGCTGCGTTAGCGAACAGAGGCGCACGTGGCGACTCCATGAAGCGCACGCCTTCAAACATGCCGATTTCACCGTTGTAAAGAGGCATTGCGTTGGTGTACTTGTACGAGTCACGCCAGCCTGAAGCATCGGTGATTCCACGAAGGTCATACGATACGTCTGGGTGGATGAAGCCGACATAGTTGCCACCGATTGTTGGAACGTTTGCTCCACGCAATTGTGCAACTGCACGACGGATGTCCTTAGCAGTGATGGTGTCATCAGCGTCAAGGTCAACACGTGCTGTTTCCTGGGTTGCGCCACCTGTTGCGTAGATAACGTTTGTGCCAGCCTGAAGGACATCACGAGCGATGGTGTCAATTGACAAACCAGCGTTGTAACCAACAGCGTTAGCGGCTACTGGGTCCACAGGGAGGAAAGACGAAGCACGAAGTTTCGCCGTGGTAACTGTTGCGTTACCGTATTCCTTGAGTGTGACGGTAACCTGGTTGTCGCTCATTGCGACTGGGGTTACGTCTTCTGCTTCACCAAGTTCAGTTGTTGCTGCTGCAAGGTCTGCGAAGACCGTGAACTTAACGGATGCACCTGGGTTTGTTGCGTTCGTGGCTTGCACGTCTGCGAACTGGTCAAAGTACATTTCTGGACGAAGGGCAAAGTATGCCAACTTCTCAAAAGCAACCTGGTCAACCGAAAGGTTGGAGGTGCCTGTTTCTGCTGCGTAGTAATCAGCCATTTGATTTTTTCCTTAATAGGTAGAGGGTTTAAATTTCCCCAAGGTCAACACCTTGGGCTTGTGCCTCTGCAAAAATCGTTAAGAGTTCTTCTTGTGACGCTGCATCACTGATTCGTTTTCTCCAAGATGGTCCACTTGATGCGGTTTCGGCTCCAGCAGCAATCTTGTTGGTTTGCTGCCATGCTGCCTTGTCCGTGTCTTGCGGTGTGGCTTGGGGTGTAATCAGTTGTGCTTCCTCTGCGGCTTGTCTAATAGCCTCTGGGTCTAGGTCGCCGTCGTAACCTTTAACGAAGTATTTGGCTTGTGGTGAAGCAGGGTCAATACCTGCCTTAACGAAAGCCATCTCTCGTTTAGTGGTTTGGAACTCTGCAACTTGTTTGCGTAGTTCCTTGGCTTCCTTCTCCAACTGCTTCATCCGTGAACGAACTGGGTTCGTTTCTTGGACTGACTCGTCATAGATGGATTCGTCGTCTTCGTAGGTATCTGCGAAATTTGACATATGGCACTCTCCTTAGGTCCACACCACATCGGAGGAACGTGGTGGCTACATGATTTACACCCCATGTGACGCTACGGTATCGGGGGATTTCCCGTAGGTTTCAGCCATCGGCTTACACAGTGAACTATATCACACTATTGACCTACTGTGCGTAGACCTGTGACTCCTTGTTGTGTTTCGCCTAGACCGCCACCTTCTTCAAAGGCTGCCTTGCGCTTGCGTTGGCGTTGGGCGATGCGTTGTGCGGCGGCGGCGTTGGTTCCGAGTGCGCCACCGATTTGTTCTTCACGGGTGATTTGTTCTTCACCAGCCATAGTTGTGTCAAACAACTCTCTTGATGCGC